AGATTTTTTATCATTTGTAAAGATTTTAAATAATATTCTTGCATATGATCACCTCAAATATATTTCAACATTTTTTATGTTAATTGTTTGTTGCAATTTGTCGAATAAATATTTTTTTCTAAAAGTATTGAAAATACTGCATTTTATTGGCCTTTTAAAATCAAATTTAAGCCGTTTTTATTTCTGGACAATATAGTTTTATTCCTCAATTTTTGTTTTTAAATTTATTTTTTACTTTCTGACAAAATTCTACAACATTTTTAGTTTTTATGTGATATAGTGTAGAAAAAAAGGAGGAATAAAATTATGAAATACATTTTTTTGAAAAAAAATGAAAATGCAGAAAAAAGTATTAAACAAAAATATACTTACAATTATTATTATTATATTACAACAATTGACAATTATATTTATAATGAAAAAGACTTAAAAGATGAAATAAACTTCGGGATAGAACAAGTTGAAGAAAATAAATTTTTTAAAATAACAAATTTTAATCAAAGCAACTCTAATGATTCACAAAATATTTTGGGATATATTTTTGGATATATGTTATCAAGAAATATAACAGATAAAAAGAGCATAAAATTCACTATAAATACTGATAAGAATAAGATTGAAATTGAAGCTGTAGAATTTTTACTTATTTAAAGTTTATTATAATATAAAATAAAAAAGAGGTAGACCGAAGTTTATCAGCCTACCTCAACATTTTACTTTCCAACTATGATAGGAAAATCTTTCATCCATTCTCCATACATTATTTTACACCTCCAAGCCATTTGCAGAATCCTATTTTATAATTGTTTGTTCCATTTACTTGATATCTAACCATAGCTCTATCATTAAATATTCCAAAGCAATCACAGCTTTCTCTTGGATCTAAACTACCTATTCTTTTTGTACAAGCCGTATCAGCATATACAATTTCACTTGTACTACCATTTTGATATCTTTTCACTTCTTCATCACTCCCATTTTCATTATTTTCTGTATCTTCGTTCTCTATTGGCTTATCTGTCAAATGTGATCTAATCATATTTAAAAATCTATCCCAACCAAGATCTAAAGTTCGGTGCGGACAATACTTGTTTGCAAAATCTTGATGTTTATGCACTCTATCAATTCCCCAATTATATTGTTTTAATAAATATGCTATATATTCTGCAGCTAACTTTTCTGCTTCGTCAAACTTTTCTCCTCCAGATTTTGAATAACATATTTCTATAGAGATTCCTTTTCTATTGCCTTTACCATTTCTTCCATCTCCAGCATTCCAACTATTTCTATTAAATGGTATAGCTTGTACTATTTGAGTATTATCTACAGCACAATGAAATGATGTTTTATTATTATTTCCTATCATGTATGATACTTCTGCCATTGCTGATGCATCATTTGCTGTATTATGAACTATAATAAATTCTGGCTCCATTTCATATGGACATTTTATATCATATCTTTCTTTAGGTACTAACATCTTAGTTATCTGCATTGTCATCATCTCCTATTCCGTCTGTTTCACTTCCTGAAAAGTCATTTTCTGAAATATTTTTATTGTATAATTCTTCATTGAACTCTACATTTTCTATAATAACATTATCTTCTTCCATGAACTATTCCTCCTTGTTTTCTGTATTTACATCTGTTTTATTTTTACTAAAATAATATGTAAATACCGCTGTTACCAAATTTGTTACTAATACTAATATTGTTTCACTTAGCACTGCTCCAAATAAGTTTGCTATAACAATAACGAATAATAATACTATCATCGCTATTGTTACAAAGCTTTTTAAATCTTCCCATGCTTGTTTCATAATTTTCCCTCCTACTATTTTAATCCTAATTTTACATATATAAGTCCTAGTATTACTGCCAAAATTGAGTAAAATATATAATCAATTAGCTTGTCCCATTTTTTGCCTTTTTCTTTATCATCTTCTGATACTTTACCTTCTAATTTTTGATCTATTTTTTCTACTGCTGATTCTACTTTACCCATTCTATAATCCATTTTTTCCATTATAGAATATGTTTTTTCGAGCTTATCGAGTCTATCATCATGTTCATTTAATCTTTTTGTATTTGACTTCTCTCTTTCTTCTAAGTGAGCTACTTTTTCAATTAATTCTGTATCTTGCATTATTCTTCCCCCTTAGTAGCTTCTGTATTTTCTTCTGTTTCTTCTACTTCAATATATGTATCTTCTACTAGTAATGTCAATTCTGCAAATTCTTCATCTGTTATCTTACTCATTGCATAGAACACATTTAACTTATTTTCTATGTCTGTCTTTTCTTTGTAATATTTTTTTGCTATTAATTTCTTTAATAATTCTACTATCATTTATTCCACCTCCATTCTCAAATCTTTTTCTAAGTTATTTACTAATAATGCACTTGTCTCTGTTGAACTTAATAGTTCTTTTATTTCATTGATTTGTGCTTGAAGTTTGTTATGTTCTGTTTCTACATCTTTAAGATACTTCAAGCTTACAATCGGATTTACTTCTGCAGACTCAGCTGAGATATTTGTTATATTTTTATATGTATGTGCTTTATTGTATATCTCATCTAATACTTTGCTTTGTGTTTCTGTACATTCTAACAATTGTGGCTCTAATAATTGTCCTAAAACATATATTTCATTGCCACTATCATATTGTTTTTTTAGCATAGCATTAATGTTTTCGTTATTTATTGTTAAATCCCCTAACAAACTTCTATCAAAATGCAAATATACTCCAATTGTAGTAAAAATTAATGTATTTGGCGTTTTCCATGTTAAAACTTTATCATATATAAATCTATTACTATAACCGATTCCTGGTTTACAGTTTTTTGTCCCTAATAATGCTTGTATTACATAGCCTGTATCTTTTGTATCTGTTACTTTTACATTTGTTCCATCAACTATTATTTTTATCCAGTTATGCATTTCATACCATTTTCCATCTTGTCTTACAAAAGTATCACCTTCAAGCATTTCTTGTTGAACATCTACTAAATATTCTTGATTTTCTGCTTTTTCTATTTCAGTTGCAATATTTCCATCTTCAAGTTGAACATAAATATTATCATCTATTGTATCTCCAGCAGTAATAGAATCAACATTTAATCTATAAGATTCAACATCTTTATTTAAAGTAAATCTAACTTGATTTGTATTTATACTTGTATAATAATTTTGACTTGTTCCATCTACATAGTCAAAATGTATAAATGCTCTGCCTTTTTTTAACTTATTTGTTGAAAAAGTTTTAATTCCTTTACCTATTTTTTTATAAACATTTTCAGTTAAAAGATTAAAATAATTTGCTTGAGCTGTACCTTTACATATAAATTTTTCTCCATCAAAAGTTGATGTTATTCCTTGTGTTGTAATTGATTTTTTAGGTATTTTTGATAAATAATTTTTATTAAATATATCTATTTTTGCATACCCATAATTATAGGGAACCCAAGGTATTTCGTGGTCGATTTTTGCTATAATTGGATATTTAGTTTCATCATATGTATTTCCAGAAACAGCTCCTACTGCCCTTACTCCTGTAACATTATATGCTCGTATAAAAGTCCAAATCTTTTTACTAGAATCATTTGCAAAACCAGTTGTTCCTTCGAATAGTGACACATCATTAATATAATATGTACCAGGTTCTAACGTAAATAAAGTTGGTAAATCTGTAGCATAACCACCCATAAACCACACATTTATATATTGAGATGTTGCTGTTCCCTTGTACTTATAACTACCATCTGCATTAGTTGTGCAGATTATTCCTGCACTAGCCCCATTTTTAGCATTACTCATGTCTAATATATTTTTTATGTTTCCAACACTCTTTACTGGACTTGGATATGCAAAAGAAGGACTTGCTCCGTATTGCTCGTATGGTTTGTCTTTATTCTCGTAGTCTGTCAATAAAACTTGCAAAGTTCCACTAACTAAAATTCCAGTATTTTGTTGCTGAACATATATTTGTTGCAAAACATCTCCTGCACTTAAAATCAAATCAGGAGAAACCCTTAAATAACTTGATTCTGTTTTACCATTTTTTATTACTTTTACTGACAAAATTGCATTTGTTAAATTACCAAAAGCTTTTAAATACATTTGTTTAGTTATTTCCAGTCCTTTACCATCATATTCAACTAACATATGTGTAAACATTCCTGTAGTTGTTCCCTGATATGAAACACTTGACTCATCAATTTTTGTTATAGTAACACCAGCACTTTGAGTTTGTGTAGATGTTATTTTAAATTGATTATATCCCTCTCTAGTCTCTTGTTGGTGATTTCCATCTATTTCAATTTCACACCTGGCATTTGACGAATCTTCTATATGAATATTTTCTCCACTTACTTCGTTAACTACTGCTATACTCTTTATATCATTTCTTAATCGTTCGTTTTCAGCTTTTATTTCTAAGTTTTCTGCATGTAGTTCTTCAATTGACTCTTTATTTGCTTTTATATCTTCATCTTGTTTTTCATCTTTTGTATTTATGTTTTCTAAGCTTTTATCTATAGATTCTTTTTCTGACTTTATAGTTTTTTGTATAATTCCTATATCTTCTACATTTTTAGAAATCTTTTCATCTCTTGTTTCATTGCTTTTTTCTAAAACATCTATACTACTTTTATTTGTTTTATTATCTTCTTTTAATGTACTTATATCTTTTTGTGCTTGCATTAATTCTTCTGCATTGTTATCTACTACATCTTGCATTTTATCCCAGTTTTCATTTAAATAACCTTGCACATCAAATTGTTCTGTAGAATTTACATCTCTATGTATATTTAATTCTTCAATCTTTTTTACCGCCATTTCATTCCTCCTTTAATCATCAGTTTCATACCAGCCACTACCAGCTATTTCAAAATAATTTGTATTAGTTATTTTTAATTTTTTAGCAGAACTCTCTAATGCTTGTATTCTTATTTTTCTATCTTGTGGGATAAATGCTACATTCAAATTGTCTTCCAACAATGAATATACCAAGGCCACATTCAACGATTGCTGTCCAAAATACTTGTCTCTTGATACAAATGGCAAACCTTCAATAACAGCATAATTTTCAGTTCCATTTAATTTTGTAATTTTACCTCTTACATAAAAATCCACAAAAACAAGTTTTCCTATTCTTTCATATTTTCCGACTTGAGTAGTATATGTTATGGTTGGAGCTTTATTCTCTACAGTATTGATGCTTGGTGTCCATGTTCCTTCTTTCATTTTATCTTGTTTACCAGCTTCAATATTATTCTGAAATTCAGTCAGTGTAGTTTGATTTAACTTTGTTACCTTATTTATCCAATCTATTAATTTCATTGTTTTTCCTCCTTAAGTACCTTTATTTCATTTTGAAGTGCCTTTACCTGTTGTGATAATTCTTGTATTGCTTTAGATAATGTAGCAATAATCGGTAATTCATTAATATAATATCTTTCTTCAAGTGTATCTGTTTTTTCTCTTTTTATTATAAAATTAGGATCTATTTCTTCCATATCCTGTGCAATATATCCAATATTATAATGTTTTCCGTCGTCTTTTTTATCAAATTGTTTATGTTGAATCTTATTTATTATATCTAATGCTTTTACTTCACAATCTTTTATATTGTCTTTTATTCTTCTGTCTGATGATATATTACTTGCATATACATTTCCACTTACATTTAGATCTCCGTAAATTGAAGCTAAACTTCTCACATACACATCAAAGCTTACTTCTTGTCCAGTAGTTCCAAATCTAATTGTTCCACCGTATGCTGATATAGAACCATCGTCTTCAAGTAAAGTATAATCATTGCTATTTCCAAGTCTAAATGAATTTGTTCCACCTACATTTCTATAAAATGATATATTATCTAATAATTTTATTTTTTTATAACCTGTTTCCAAATCTTGTGTACTTATAGAAAATAATATCTCGTCAGTATCTGTGTTAATGAATTGAATTGCATTATTTACTTCATCTGCATACATTTTTATATTTCCGCCAATTATTCCTGTTGATATTCCATCTAATAATATATTACATGAAGCTAGTACTAATTCTCCGTACGATGCATCAGAAGCTTTCTCAGCCATTTCAAAATTTTTAATATAAAAAATTGGGTGAAACTTATTATCTGATTTTGTTTTTATTCCCCAAGCCATACCATTCGAAAGCTTCTGATTATAATCGGCTAAAACCGAAAATGCGATATATTGATCATTATCTTCTTTTTGTACTCCCATGTCTCCAAATATTGTTGTTCCATCACTTTTATAGAAATGTTGTCCTGTTTTATCAAGTGCCATCAATACTTTTTTATTGCTATCTAATATTGCAAAACTAGCGTTATTATTTATTATCATCATTTGTATAAATTCTGATATTTGATTCCATGCTAATTTTACCGCTTCAGCATTTTGTTGAATATATGTTCCAACTTCTGTTTTGCCAACTTTTTTATTTACTTCTGATGTTATATTGTCTGATACTAATTTTATTGCAGCATTCATTTCAGTCGTTTTAGAATAACTTTCAAGCTTTTTATTTACATTAATATCAACTTGTTCTGCAGTTTGATTTATTGCACTATTCATTTCAACCTTTGAAGCATATATATTAGTCATGTCATTTTGAATTGCAAATTTAGCTTTCAAACTCGCTGTATAGTTTTTTATTGATAATGTGTTTGTACCATCAAATAATTCAATTGAAAAATCTCCTAAATCTTCTGTTGCTGCAGTTGATTTTATACTTCCATCTGTATTGATTCTTCTTATTACTTTTGCTTTTCCATTTTCCAATATATATTCGTCATATGTACTGCCATTTTGTCTTAACACATCTTCAATTCCTAGTTCATATTCCTTTGAATTTCCTTTTGAATCTGTTATTACAATTAGGCTATCTCCAAGTAAATACAAATCATCACTTAAAACTACATCATCACTAATTTTCAAACTACTAAATACATCATTATTTCCATAAATATGTAACTCGATTAATTCTCCTGCAACTGCATTTCCTAGTGATATTGTTTTATTTCCTTCAATTACATTTGTTGTTTCTTCTATGTGAGAGACTTTGTCACTTATACTATCTATTGTCTGTTCATGTTTTGTAAGCTTTTCTGTGTTTTCTGTTGTTTCCTTAGCTAATTGAGTTAATTTTAAATTTTCTTCGTCTATTTGACTTTGAATTTTTCTATTTATAACTTGTTGACTCTGTTTTCTTGTTGTTGTATCTTGTTTTTGTTTTATTGCTATTTTACTTTTTATGTCTGCTATAAATCGTTTGTTTAATGTCATTTCGCCTTGATAAATTACCTTTTTGCCATCAATATTAATAATATCTCCAATATCAACAGCTGGATTTATTATTGTTGTTCCTTCAAAACTATAAAAATCTAAATCTTTTACAGCATCATATATTTTTTGGATATCATCTTCTTCGCTAATAAATAAATTCTCTTGTCTAATCCAAAGTGTATCTTTTGTTTCATCTCCTACTTTAAATGATTCTGTTCCATTCTCATAAGCTACTCTTGATATCTGATGTCCTTCACCCCATTTGTAAGTTTTAAATAACCTTTGAGGAATTATTTCTTCATCTTCTCCAAGTTTTTTTATTTGAATTTTACCAGTTCTACCAGCACAACAAAATCCTCCAGCTTTTTCTGAAATATAACTCATATACTCTCTTGCTTTTACTTCATTGTCATAAACATATATTTTTTTATTAGAATTAAGAAAAGAGCTTGTTTCTAATTCAAGCCCTTTCTTTTTACATATATCTTCTGCTATTTCACTTAAAGTTGCATAGCCTTTTTTCTTTATCAATTCACTAGCATCATAATATCCATCGTCTGCATCTAATTTTATAATATTGTCTACAGCTTTTATATTTATTACATTGCTATCTTCATCGTCATAGTCATCTACATTATAAATCCCGTATTGGCATCATTTCAAAACTATCATCATGCTTTGCTAAGCTTTTTACTTGTAATTTATTTAGATCACATACTAGCATTTTATTTAACTCTGCAACTGTTATAGCATGATTTACTAAAACACCATATTCTATTCTTATTGTCTTAGGATTCGTTATTCCTGAATTTTTATGTATTTTCATCTCTATGTATTGACTTGGAACACTTCCTAACTCTAGTTTTTCATCAAATAGCTCTCCTCCATGTTTAAAATCTAGCAAATACTTTGGATTTAATAATACATCATCTATATAAATATTAGTAACTGTTAGTGCATTGCTTTTATATATTGTTTTTATTGCTTTTTCTGTTAATCCTTTATACATCGTTTACCTCCAAGACAATTTGCTTTTGTGCATCTGTTAATTCTTTTTGCATTAAATTAAATGATGTTTTCCATTTTGTCTTTTCTGTTTCTGTTCCTTTTTCTGTTTTTATCATTTCAACTTTTCTCTTTGAAACTCTAAACTTAGCTCCTTCTAAAAATCCACCTTTTACAACTGGAATTTTTATATCCAATATAAATGGATTCTTAAATGTTTTTTGACATAATTCTTCTGCTTCTTCTTCTGTATTAAAATCCCATGACATAGAAAGCTTTAACATTCCTACTGCGATAGGATTATCAATTAAGGAGCCATCATCATTTGATGTATAACTATCTTTGTCTGTATCTTCTATATCTGCGCTATATGTACTTGGTGTTGGTAAATTTTCCTCTTTTCCATGTTCTCTCCATAACATAATTTTATCCTCCTATTAAAGCTTCTATGTCTTTTCCTGTTCTTCTTGTTTTATCTCTTAAATCATCTAGTAATATTTGTCCTAGTTTTTTATTTCCTACATTAATTGTTATATTTATTGGTCTATCACTATTATCTAATGATGCAAAATCTGATAATACATCTTCAATTGTTTCTCTCATTATATTTTGTGGTGTTACAATTTCTGGATTTGATTTTACTCCTGAATATTCACCTGCTACTACTGCTGTTGCTTCTGTTAACACTCCACCTTTTGCAAGTCGTGGTAATGAAATTGTGCTTATTTGCAATGAAATTGGATTTAAACCTATAAAAGAACCTACTGCATTGGCAACCTTACTTATACCTGATAATAGTTTATTTATACCTTTTATAGTTCCATTTACAAAGCTTTCTATTCCACCTAATATTTTATTAATGATATTTTTTATTCCATTCCAAATTCCATTCCAGATATTAACAATAGTTGTTTTTATAGTATTAAATATAGTTGAGATTTTGTTTTTCATATAGTTAAATGCTGTTATCACTTTTTCTTTTATTGTTGTAGCTACTTTAATCATTGTTTCTTTTATTGTATTCCAATGTTTAACACATAAAACAATTATTGCTATTAAGGCTGCTATTGCTAATACTACTAATGTAATTGGTGAAGTTAAAACAGCCGTAACAACTGCTGCAATTCCTGCAACTATATTATATAATCCAAGTGCTGCTACAACTAAGCCTATTGCAGTTGCAATAGAACCTACTACAATAGCCCAGCCATCTAATTCATCATTACTTCCTGTTAAAAAGCCCACAAATTCATCAACTTTTTGTGTTACCCATTCAACTGCTTCTGTAAGTTTTTCTATTGCCAACACGCCAACATCTAAAAACCATTGGAAAATTGTACTTTGTGTTATTTTTTTTATTACTTCCAAAAGGTTATTAAATGCATTTGCTAAATTTTGTACTATGGCATCTCCATTTGCATTATTTTGCCATGCATTTTTTATGGCTTCTGATATATTTCCTATTATTGCTAATATATTTTCCAAAATTGAATATGCTGTACCATTTGTTATAATATTTTCGAAACTTTTCCATACAGATGAAATTAATCCACCTATTTGTTCTGCTGTTGTTTTTAGTTTCTCAATCACTTGACTTCCGTAATTATCCCAGCTTTCTTTTAGTGGCTTAAAAAATTCATATAATTTTTGTCCGAATGAACTCATTTGATTGTCCATTTGTGACAAATCTATACTAGGTGATGTTGTTACATCGCTGTTACCTGAGTTATTATCTGAAACATTGTTAATTTCACTATGTACACTTGATAAAGATTTACTTGTTTGTTTTGCACTACTTGATGTATTTTTCATTGATGAAGCTGTTGCTTTAGCAAATATGTTTACTCCTGACATTGCATAAACTACACTTTGAATAGCTTTCATTAATTGATATACTAAACTAGTTACATATTGTATAATTGGTGCAAATACACTTCCCATTGCATATTTCATATATTCTATATTTGCACTTAATTGTTGTGCTCCTTTATTTTGACTTCCTAGCCAAGCTTGAGCACTACCACTTAATGCAGAGTAGACACTTCTTAAACTAAATAATGCTGTAGCATATTTTAATACATGTCCTAGTCCATTTTTTATTCCACTATTCCATTGTTTTATTTGATTTTTAATTTTAATTGTTATTCCTGATATATTATTCATAGATGGTGTTATTTTCTTTAAACTTGAAAAAAAGCTAGAGAAAAAGTTTCCTTTACCACCTTTTTCTAGCTTATCTTTTTTATTGTTTAATCTTTCTAATTCTGCTTCCGCTTCTATTATTTCTTTAGTGTTTAAATGTATCTTACCCTCTTTTGCGTTTTCTAGTTTTTCTTCTACCTCACTTATTTTATATTTTACTAATTCTAATTCTTTTGAGCCTCCCACTTGTTGAATTTGTTGTTTAAATTGTCTAACAAATGGAATAACTTGTTGAATTTTACTTTTTATCATATCCCACAAATTAATTGAATTAGTATTTGGTTTAATATTTTCTGTATTATTATTAATGCTTCCTCTATAGCCAGTTATTTTGGTTTCAGGAGTTTTAATCTCAGGTGCTTTTATTTCTGGAATTTTAACATCTTCTGATGCACTTTTCAGTGTCTTTAAATGTCCTGTTAATTTTATTATTTCTTTAGAATAACCAGTAATATTCTTTATATTAAATGTTTGTCCATTTATTGTCATTCCACTAATATCGTTTGGATCAAAATTACCATTAGTATTTTCTTTTGAACCTTTTATATTATTACTTTTTATGCTTATATCTCCGTGCAGTATGTTGCTTATGTAATGCATCTAATTCTTTTTTTACTTGTCTTATTTGTTTTATTGCTTCTGCATTTGTTATTTTAATCTTTATTTGATTATTTTCAGAACTTTTTTTCAAATTTGCTAATTGTTTTTTTACTAACATAAATGATTGATTGATATTTTTTTGAAATTCTTTCATATCTACTTTTGAAAAAGCTTCTTGTGCTTGTTTCATTACTTCCTTTATTGCTGGTAAAAACTTCTCAAATTCTTTTAATGCTTCTTCTACTTTTGCAGTTACAATGATTTCTATTTCTTCCACTGTCATAAGCTAGTCCTCCTTTCATTTTTATATTTTTTGTTATATAATCTACCTATCTCTTCTCAGAGATGTTATCAGGTATATAATGTTTCTAAAAGAATATAAATACAAATAAAAACACCTACCTAAGTAAGTGTTTTTTCATATTTTAATGGTATTTGTATATATATTCTATTATTTTTCTTAGTATTTCCAACAATTTTTACTCCATCTATTTCAAATTCATTTATTACTTTACCTGATATAGATAAAATATCAGCTTGAGTAACATTTTGAGAAAAGATTCCCTCGTATTCAGTTATATATTTTTCTTTTATGATATTTATAACTTTTACATCGAATCCAAGTTCTTTATATATCTCTTGTATTTTATCAATAGTAATCTTTAGCTCTATATCTGTTATTTGAGTTAATTTATATTCACTCTTATGAACTATTACTTCTTTTTCATCATTATAGCTTAATTTCTTACTATTATTTTCTATACTGATTAATGAATTTGTTGTCTTAAACTTATTGGGCTTGTAGTTTCTTTCATTTTGTAATAGTGCTGTAACTATATTGCTTATTAATTTTATAATAAAAATTAAAACATATATTTCTACTTTAACAACTATATAAAATAAATAAAAAGGCAAGCATAATAAGGACCATATCAATTGAAACATTTATCTTAACCATCCTACTTTAATAATTGTTGTTTTTTTCTTTCAAATTCTTCTTGTGTTATTATGCCTTCATCTAGTAATTTTTTAAATTTTAGTAGTTCATCAGCTTGTGATATGCTACCCAAAGAAGTCTTTTCACTATTAGAATTACTTTGTAGATCATTTATTTTTCTTATCATTTCTTCTGCTGTTTTCTTAGTAGCTTCAATTACTATCATTTCAGTAATTCCTTTTATTCTTATTGTAGCTAATGATAGTGTTGTTTTATAATCTACTGATTGTATATCTTGTATTTTAATTTGCTTACTTATAGTCTTTCCTAAAATCGAACTTAAAAAGAATATTCTTTTATTTGTCAATACTATTACTCCAGCATTTTTCTTTTTAGTATCCAATCCAATATTTACTTTTAAATTTTCATTATTAGGTTCAGTATACACATTGTAAACACAGGCAAACTCCACATTTTCATCATTTGATAACATTGTTTCTGCCTTTTTTATCATTCCAGAACATGCCAAAATTCCTAACATTGTTCCATTTCCTTTTACAGCTTCTTTTATTGTCATAGCTATTTCTCCCCTTTATTTATTATTATAAAAGGATTATATCACTTTTTTTGAAAAATGTTGTCGAAATTTGTCGAAAATATGTTTTTTTATATATTTTTTAACTTTTAAATAGCATTCTTTGTTCTTCTAATGTTTGTTCTTTTCCTTCTTCATCAAATAATTCTTTGTAATTTTCTCTAATAAGAATTACTTTTGCATTTTGATTCATACAATCACCTGCTATTAATTTGTTTGTTGCCGCTTCTTGCAAGTTTATTTCACGCTTTAAATCATCAATTATTTTCATAAGATGTGTTTGACAATATACGTTTATTTCTGAATATCTACTATTCCAAAATTCATTTGGTTTCATATCAAAATAATAAGCCAAGGGTTCTATTGAATATATCAATTCTATCAAATTATTGGATTCTTTTATTATTTCTACAATATCATTTAATCCTCGTAATTTTGAAATCCTTGTTCTTGAAATTGTTTCTCTGCTATTTTGCTTACTACACTTTCTGTTGATTTTTGAATTAAGTCGTTCATATTCATTGTTAATAAAGGATTTGATGTCACTTCTTTTAATTCTTTCTTTGACATCTTCTTTTTGAAAAAACCCTCTTCATTCAACGCCTCTGCTATCTTTGAATATAAATCACTGATTGTTATTCCTTCTTTTCTACAATCATCTATAAAATCATAAACTTCTTCTGATGATGTAAATACACTTTTTTCATCTTCATTTTCTGCTAATTTAAATATTATTTTCGACAATGCTTCCATATCTAATATAGAATATGCTTTTGTAAATACTTCTTCAAAATTTTTATTTTTTAGTAGATTAGCTATGTCTACTATTTTTCTTGTTTTTAGTACTAAATTAATTGTTTTATTTTTGGTTTCTATATTCATTTTCTATCTCCTTTGCAAAAGAGAGAAGATTTTACCTTCTTACCTTCTCTTAATCTTCAAATTTTGTTGCATCCCCTTCAATTGGATATCCATCTGTTTCAACAACTTTTGAATTTTTAAACACTCTCATAGTGTCTTTTATAAAATCTCCATCATTAACTTCTTGACCTGCTATATCTATTGTACATTTAACTGTTTGAACTAATGGTTTTCCTGCTACAGATGCTGTTGATTCTGGATATTTTAAAAATAAATATATTTCTGTGTCTGCATCTGCTATCCCTGTCATTGTTTTATGTGTCTCTTGTATAAACATTGTTTCGATATCAACAGCTTCTGCTTTTCTTTTTCCTTTTGCCATTCTTTCTTCATCTAAATCTAACGCACTATAAGTTTGCCCATCTTTTAAAGCTTTTAATTGTCCAATCTTCTGAACATAACCTATTTTAATTCTATCTCCTGTCAATGTTGTTGAATATGATAGTTCTGTCTTCATAGCAATTTGTGGTGTTGTTGTTTTCGCTGTACTTCCTTCCATCTTTAATTCCTCCTTATTATTTTAAATTAAAAGAAGCCGTTATTGAATTATAACGAACTTCAAATGTTATTGTTATACCATATTTTTGCAATATAGAATCGTATATTGCATGGCTGGTATTCGTCCTTATAAAATTTAATTCTTGAAGTCTTGTACTAACTTCATCTGTCATTTGCATCGCTTGTCTTTGTTTTTCATTCCAACATGTTATAGATATTTGAAATGTAGACTTAATTGGAAATGCGTTTTCAGTTAAATTTACTGACTTTAAAGGTGTATGTAATTCTAAACAAGGAAATTTACTTGTTGTTGTTGGATTTGTTAATATTTGTTTATATTTTAATGTTTCTAGTTGTTCATATATTAAATCACTAAAATCTTTTATACTTAAATCTCTCATTTGCATACCTCCTTTAACATCTGATCTAATTTTTCCTTGATAATCTCTGCATTTTCATTTCTACTTTTAAATTCAGCATCTCCAAGGAAATGATTTGCCTTCATTCCATGAGCTATATAAAAGTCCATTCCTTGAATATTTACAACTGGATAAGGTAATGCTTTTTCAACCTTATTTACTGGAATAAACCATTCTGTGTAACCACTTTGAATGAAGTGTTTTGATTTTCCCACATGTTCCATCTCAGCATTAACACCAGTTCCAAAGTATTCAAAAAATAAATATGAGACTCCATTAGACATAAATCTAGAAGGATCTGCATAAACCCTTCCTTTTACCTCTTTAGTAGACATATCAACCATTTCGACTAAAATTCCTTCTGAATTATGACCTTTTTCTAGCCTTATTGCATAACCTCTAATGTTATTTAAAACATCTTCTGTTATTTCTTTTGCCATCTCTGGTACCTTTTGAATTATAGCTTCTATATTTTTAAAATTATGTTTTACTTTTATGTTACAATTAAAATTAATCATTTTTGCATTTTCTCCAATATATATAACATTGTACTACCTATTTTTAAAGTATCTTTTACATAATATTCTGGTGTAAAATCTTCTAGCTCCGATATATTTTCAAATGATATTCCATCACCTTTATTTATAAGATACTTTCTTGTAGTTCTTGCTTTATATCTACTATAGTCAACTTCTCCTGTTGATTTCCTATCGAGTTCATTTATATCCTGCTGAATATTTAAATAAGCTATACCAACATTACTTTCCTTTGCTAATTTATATACTTCTAGTTCATTCAAGTCTTTTAATGAAATTTCATTTATTTCTTTTACCGACAAGCCTTTTCCTTTATATCTCCACTTTTTTTCTGTTTCTCCGATGGTCTTCTATTTCTTTATATTCTGATATGTAGACTTTTGTTAAATCTCGTAATAACATTAAAGTAGCCTCCTTATTGTTGATACATCTATCCTTAATTTTTTTTCTATATCATTAAATGTTGAAGAAACACTTCCTTCATTTCTTGATAAAAGGCCTTCTGCTCCTCTGCATAAATATTCGGATATAACAGCTTTTTTTATGTATGGAAATAACTTTTTATCATCTTCTTTTCGATTAGAAGCAGCACAGGCAATAGAAGTCATATCATCTATTATGTCTTTTATTACATTATCTGTATCTTCAATGTAATTTGCTCCTAATCTTTGCTTTATTTGTTCTAACATCTATTGCCTTCCTTTCTATCCTTTTGAGATTATTCTTGCTATAGCGATTTCTTTATGGTTATATGTATTTCCATCAGAACCTACTACTAAATCCCAGTTTGCTCCATCTGCTAATTCTTCATCTGTTGGTGAATCTGTTGCTTGATTTTTCATTAAGTAACTAACACCATGAGGAGCCATTACTTTTCTTTGTCTTTCATATAAGTAATCTCTATCATTATCAGCATCTCTATCCATTTCATGAGGTACTTTTGCTCCTAAGTCTTCATAGTCAAATGCTCCTTTTCCGAAAACATAAGTAACATACTTAGAATCTCCATATCCTGAAACTTCATAATAGTTTCCAATATTTTCAACAGAAGGTTCTGCAACTGCTGTATAATTTGTTCCGCTTTTTGTATAATATGTTTTTCTTTCTGTTAAAGTTTTATCAGAAGTTTTTGCATATATTGGGTCTCCCTCTTCTTCTGTTATTTCGTCATATTCAATTAATAATTTTCCATTCCATGTATAAACATTTAGTTCTCTTTCAATTCCATTTGGGTCATTGTATCTTAAGTTTGTTACTAATTTTTTTCCTTCTAGATTTGTTACTATTACAGAGTTTGCTACTGCTAATTTAAAGTTTCTTCTTCTATCTCCACATGCTTTTTGTAACGCTGTATTTAATGTTGTTTCAGCTACTGATGACTCTTTTTCTCCTGATATATCATATGTGTGTTTTGAAGCAAAAACTTTACCTGCATCTGATTTCATTGAGAATAATGCTTTTGTTATAATTAATAATACATCTTCCCATGCGCTATCCCAGTAATCTCCTAGTTGGTCTGCAACTTGACTCATAAAGTCTTTTTTAGATGTTACATCATATGTAAAGTCATCTTCATAAAACTTGTCTTTTCTACCAATAGCAACAACACCTTGTTTATATGTTGGTAATGTTTTTCCTTCATCATATTTTGTTTTTCCATCATAGTTTACTGGTTTTCCTTTTAATCTTCCTATCATTGGAATTATTCCATATTCAGCACCAGTTTGTGATGCAAACATTTCTCTTATTCTATTGTTTCCTTGTAATACTCCTGATTTTATTAATAAATTTAATCTTTCTTGTGGGATTGTGTCATAATAAGCACCGAATGCTCTTTCATTAAAGTATTTTTTGTTAAATGTTCCTGTACTTGTAAAATCTGCCATTTTTTATACCTTCTTTCTTTTAATTTTTATATTTTGATAATTTGCAAAGTTCTTCATAAGTCATTTGACTTTCTGGTTTAGAACCTTCAATTGAATCTCCTGTTTGAGGAGCAGGTTCTCTAGAATACTCATTTATTGTTTTTTCTCTCTCTGCTTTTGATACTTTTTCAAATATATCTAATTTTGAATTGATACTTTCAGCAGTTTCTTTTGAAAAATCAATAGTTTCTATATATCCTAATGAGATACCTCTTTGACTTGCTTGGCGAATTGTTTCGTCTTTTAGTCTATAAGCATTTAGTTCATTTTCAGCTTTATTTGCTCTAGCTCTTTCTTGCTCTAATTCATAAGATTTCTTTTGATCTTCGTCCATCTTTGCAAGTTTATCAGCTTCTGCTTTCTTTGCTTCCATTTCTTCTAAAATTGCTTGTCTTTGTTTTTGCTTTTCAGCATTAATCATTTTGTTTACTTCATCTCTTGTAAAAGTTTTTTCTTTATTTTCTTCTACTTTTGACGTTTCAACTTTTTCTACACTCTCGGCAGTAGATTCCATATCTTTTTTTATTTCTTCATTATTTTCCATAAATAATGTCCTCCTTTAACTTTCTCGGCTAAGTTATAACCAAACTATTTAACTTTTTTACGGAAGTTTAACCAAATAAAAATAGACCTTTTAGAGCCTTTGTCTAGGGCATAAAAATAAGAGCCAGTCGACTTAGCTCTTGATTTATAATTATAAAATGTTATTAACTTATTTATTATCTTTATTTTTTGCTTTCATATATCCATCAGCAAAATTATATTTAACTACCCAAATAACTGGTCTAAATATTGTAATTATAGTAAATATGATCCAATACCAAGTAGGCATTTGTAATTTAATGCCTAACATTAAAACTAATAACCACATATTATTTTTCCTCCTTATCTTCGTATGTCGCCATATAATTTTTCTTTACATCAAAATTAGTTATTTCATCTGGTGTTAATTTTGCATAAATTTCAATATTATCAACAAATTTTAAATCGTTTGTTATATCATCTGCTCTCTTTATGAGTTCTTGTCCTATTGCTATAATAGATTTCTTTACATTTTCATTTACTTCTGTTTTTGATTGTTCTTGCATAATTCCTTCTTCTTTCCATAATAAAAGCACCTACTTTTTAGTAAGTGCTTAAAATATCGTTTTCTTTAATTTATTGTTTATCATGCTTTCTTGTTCTTCTTTTATTAATTTTTCATACTCTTTTCGTATGTCATCAGGTGTGTTTTCTTTTAATTTTGTCCTATTTCCATTTTCGTCTTCTTCATCAGATAACCAATCTAACCATCTAGGATTCAGTATCATTTATATCATTCCTCTCATTATTTTTATGATTTCTCTACTTAATATACTTGCGTTTTTTCCATTTCTATAATAATCTGAAAATGCTTCTCCTATTGTCTCACTATATTTTGTTTTTGCATATTTAGAAATATTATTCCTTAATAAGTCTTGTAACATTTTATCATTAACTCCTAAATTATTAAATGCTTTGGCTACAATTTCTTTTGTTGTTATATCATTATTCCAGTCTTTAATTATTAGATTTTTATCAGCATATCTGTTTTTAATTATTTCATATGTAACACAATGGCCTAATTCGTGATTTCCTAAATCCTCATACTTTGTATTTTTAGGATGAAATCCATTTTTTACATCATTTTGATATTGTTCTTTTACTATATTTTCATCTCCATAAAAGTTTCTACTTACTTCCATTATACATTTATTATCCTGTATATCTGGAGTTATATTTAATCCTCCATATGGATGTTCTATTACTCTTATTTCTTTTATTGCATTTTCTATTTGTGGAAAATCTTTATAAACTTTATTCATATTATTTAATGTTTTCAATAATGCTTCTTTATCCAATCCTTTTAATTTGGCTTTTTGAACATTATATTTATTTTTTACAATCTTTTCTAAATCACTATCAAAAATACCATACTTCTTTTCTAGTTCATAATATGGTAAATACACAACATAACTTCTGCAATGGTGATAATGGTGCATTATTGTTGGAAGATTTAACCCCAAAACAAGTCCTCTACATCGTATCCTTTGCATTGTTAATTCTTTTTGTGTTTCTCCGCCAGTATCTATCAAATACATTTTCTTTATTGATATAAAACTCTTGTCCATCAAGGCTTTGGCACATCAACGTAGTTCTATCGTCCTCTACTGCAACAAATCTAACTTTTGCATTATCTTCTGCAACTGATTTTATTCCTTCAACTTTTGCTAAATTACTTAAACCTATTAATGTCAAATCCATATAGCCTGATATTTTGTCATTATTTATATTGAGCTTTTGATTATTTTGCTTGTTTATTATATTCTGATAAACATTAGAATCGATTTTTAGGTCTTTTTGTTGCATTATATCATAAATTACTTGTTTGTACAATTGCTCTGTATTATATTTGATTATTATCTCAATATATTGTTTTAAATTAAATCCTGAATAATTAGGTTGATCCAATAATGCAAGAAACAAAGCCATTGGAATTATTGATGGCTTTTTCTTTTTGGTTACTTCTTGTTGTCCTTGTTCATAGTAATAATTGGCATCTTCATACATTATTTGCTTTTCTTGTTTTTCAAGTTTGCTTTGTTCTTCTATATATGCACTATAAATAAGCAATTCTAATATTTCACTATTCTTTACTCTTGTTCTTTTATAAATATTGTTTACTAATGCAGTAAAGTAATTATTATTTTTCAATAATCCTTGTTCTTTCCATTGTTCTATATATGTATTTATTCTTTTCTTAGTTTTATTATCTGTAATATTATAGATGTTTTCTATTGTAAAATTAAATGTATCAAAGATTTCCTGAAGTCTGTTCTGTGTTTGTTTTGATGTTTTATTATATAGTTGTTTTAATTGTTTCATATAATTATCATGTTGCTCCCACATATAAAGCACCTCTATTCTTTATTAATTTGCTTATTAACTACTTTTGCTTGTTCTTTCTTATCGTCTGCTGTTAGTTTTTGTGCTTTCTGTGTATCTGTTAAATCTGTTACTTTATCATCTTGCTTATCTTCTTTATTATCTTGCTCTACTCCTGTTTGTCCCATAATTTGCATTTGTTGTAAATTCTTTTGTATGTTTTCTTCATTTTGTAGATCCATTTTTGCTAATTCGCTTGTTGCATCTAAATCAAGATTTAATAAATTTATAACTGTCTCATCTGGTAATAATCCTCTTACTTTTAATGCATTTGTAATGTCCGTTGCCTTGTCTGATGGTAAATTTCTATTTAATTTCACCTCAATATCTCTAAAATCATACGTTTTGCTTTTTTCCTTATTGAATTTTTCTAATATAATTCTCCATCTTCTTGTTAATCCTTCAAGAAAATCTCCTTCAAATGTTGCTATATATTGTTGTAAGCCAAAAAACTTTTTTTCTAATGCACTATTATTATCTGCTGATGTAAAACCTAAATCAGTCATATTAGGACAAAATGAACATAAACATATAATATCCATTAATGTTTTTTTATGGTTCTGTAATGCTGTATCATTTACATTCTTTTCAACCCACCATAAATTACTATCAACTTCTCTGTTTCCATCTAAATATCTTACTCTACTTGTTAATACATACTCATCTTCTTTTTGTCTTGCAGGATTTATGATATCCTCGCCTTTATCGTTTTGTATAATCATTGGATTTTCTGGTGTATATCCTTTTACTGCCAATATTGCCTCGTCATTATATTTGAATACATTTCTCGAATTTTGAATACATCTTTCATACGCTTTTATTAAACTTATTACTGGTTCAAATATTGCCATTCCATCACAATTTTCTATTGCTGTTGCCGGTATATCGTCATCCCATTTTTTGGGCTGTTTCTCTTTTATATTTTCTTTAAATAATGGTTCATCTTTAAATTGTTGTTCGTATATTGGTGTTCCAAATAATTTTCTTTTTTCTGGTGTATCGTAATAGTACCTTTTTCCATCAGCAGTTGTTAGTTCTATCATTTGTTGATATTCACCATTTGCCATATATGTACGGATTATTCTATATATACCTATTATTTTTTTTGGTAATGAATAATCCCATATAGCAACCGTTTCTAACGCATCACTTCTTGTTATTATTATTTCTCCTGTAGTTTCATCTTTATAATATATTTCATAACAAGCTCTTTTTACTAAATAATCTAAAACCATGTGTAAAAAATGTGAACCATCCTTATTATAATCAACTATATGCTTTATTAATTCTTCTATTTCTTTTATTTCTTGTTCATCGTTAGTTTCATGATTAAATAATTCTTTTATTATCTTGTCTTTGTCTGCATTAAAAGCTTTTACTTTATAAGTCGGTGCTTTTCCTCCAAAATAACCTGCTGACATAATTGATATATATCTTTCTAATGGTACTTTTATATCTTCATCATCCAAACTTGCTAATTCTTCGTCTGTTAGTTTTCTTCTGAACTTCTCATATAATTCTTTTCTAATGTCTAATTCTTCTTGAGCTTTAAAATATATGTCTGTTATACTTCTTTCTTCTGCTAATCTTTCCTTGCTATATCTTAACATTGTTCCCTCCAATCAAAAAAAGCACCCACTTGGTAGGTGTTACATTTTTATAAATGATTTATTAGTCATTTCCATATTTATATTTTTAGGTTTTGGATTTTCATATACCCCTGTTAAACAATCTTCTGCATCATCATGTTCATTTTTTCCTGTTCTTACATAATGTTTTAAATGTTTAGCAAACTCTGGCCATCTATCTTCCCAATTAATAGGAAAATACACATTGTTCATTACTCCTGTTGAATTACTTAATATTCTCGCAACTTTATTATCTCCTTGATGAAACCATCTAACATTTGTATGTCTGTTACCCAATTTTCTTAAATTTGTTATTACATTTCTTGCAAATCCTCTGCCACCGTTGTTACTTTCTATATTTGCATTTCCAACATTATCTTTGGTCATCATTTCTGCTACTGCTGGTTCTGTTACTTCCATCGGATCTTGTGTAAAAATAACATCTAAAATATAGTGTTCATTATTATACATCTGATAATCTATTGAACATAAATAATCATCACCTTCGTCTGCAGTATCTGTATAGTTCATAACATAATGTGCTGGTGGTAATTTTTCATAAGTTTTAAATAATGTATATAATCTATTCTTTACATCTATTGGCTCTTGTTGATAGTTAGCGTAAACAATGTCTTTATTCATATTCTTTGTTTTAAATTCATAATCTTCTTTGCTTAACACATCTTTACACAACATTGAGCCGTCTTCTTGGACTGCTTTGTAATTTATATGTCTTACATTAGAATAGTTCTCTAATATATATCCTGCTAAATCATTACTAGACCATCTTGTCATAATAATTATTAATTTAAATCCATTTTCAGTTCTTGATAGCATTGTATTATTAAACCAATCTATATGATTTTTTAATGTATTTTCGTTATAGGCTTCTTTTGCATTTTTTATAAGGTCATCTATTATCATAATTGTACAGCCAAAACCTGTTGCAGTACCTGTTGGCGACGTTGCTAAATAATTTGATACTTTACTCCCAGCTAATGCCCACTTTTTTTGTGTTGCTTCACCATCTTTAATTTTTGTATTAGGAAATATATCATTATACACAATTACACCTTCTGTTTTTTCAGAGGCTATTGTGTCTCTTACTGATTTTGCAAATGAACTTGATAGATCTTCGTTGTATGATCCTGTCATTATTTTTTCATTTGGATTTGTTCCTAATACCCATTCTACAAATTTTCCAGCAGTTCTAGATTTACCGATGTCTAGGTGGCATATTAATTACGCATACTTTTTCATCGCTCTTATAAAAATCTTGTAATTGATAGCATAAATCTTTTAAAAATACTCGTTCTTCTTTATAAAAATCAGATGCGGTTAATTTGCAATACTCAAAAAAATCACGTCTAGCTAATTCTAAACGTGCTTGTTTTTTTATTTTTTCTCTTACATCATTATTCATTTAATATCTTTCTCAACTCTTCTGTTGACATTCCTGAAAATGGATTATTGGTATTAACATTACCATCAATCGTTACCTTTTCTTTAAACATTCCTAAATGTCTTCCTAGCAATTCAAGAGCTTTTGTTTTATCTAATAGTTTTACTTTTTGAGTATCTCCTATTTTTTCTCTGTCATCTCTATATCCTTCGTATTCTTCTAATGTTTCTAATGATGATATTGCCCCTGCAGTTTCACTATCCATATCAGCTATGTTTTTTAATTGTCCATTTTCTGTATATAGTTTTCTTATGTCTAAAAATGCTATTTTAGCCAGCTCTTTTATTACCATGTCTTGAGTTATTTCAGTTCTTTTTTCTCGTTCTTTCATTCTTTCTGATATGTATTCTTGAACCTTAGCATTTCTTAGTAATTTGCTGCCATTCACATTAGCCGTTTCATCTTTTTTACATCTCAAATAAGCAACCTTATATGCTCTTGTTGCATTAAGGTCTATTAAATACTCATCACAAAATCTTTTTTGTGCATCTGTCATATAAGATCGCCTCTCTTTCTATTTAATCTTTATTTTTCTTCAAAATATTTATCTACTATCTCATGAATAATGTCATAAGAATTTGCTACTATATCAGCAACATCTTCTTCTGAATATTGTTTTTCGCAATGTGTTATATAATTATCTATATAGCAATGTGTTAGTTCATGAATTAAAGTTGATTTTTTTCTGTCTGCTGGTAGATCTTCATCAATATATATTTTTAAAGTATCACAATATGTAATCCCATAATATCTTGTGTCTACTGATTTTAGATTTTCATCTTCATTAGCTTTTCTTATGTTTTGCATATTCTTTATCGCTTGTTGAGATACTTCTGTTATTGTCCATTCTCTGTTGTTTATTTTAAATTTCATTGATTCCTCCTAAATTATTGATGTCATTGTTTTATGATTTTTTAAATAATCTTTTGCACTCCAATACTTAAGTCCTTTTTCTTTACATTTCTTTATATATTCTTCTGCTTTTTGTTTTGTCCATTTCATATTTCTAATTTCCTTCCCGCCGTTTTTACAATTGGTCTTTTATATCCTTCTAATTTCTTTTCTTGCTGATAATTTTCACATTTGGTATAAATTATATCTTCTGTTTCAAACACTTTTATTTTACAATTTGATTTATTTTTACAATTACTACAACATTGTTTTATATATTCATTTATTCTTTCTTCATTTTCCATAAACACCTCTTTCATTTAATAAACACCAAGTAATGATATAGTTATAGAATATTGCACCCTAGAACTAATCGGCTTATTCTTCGATACTATACCAGTTCTACTTTTTGCCAATCTGCTGTTTCTATGTTATATCACTACTTGCTATCTGTTATTTAACATAATAAAAGAGCTTACCACTTCTGATAAACTCTTGTGAATATTTTATTAATTTTTGTGTTGATTTTGCACATGTTCTATTTTATTTAATGTTCTTTCAGCTGATATTCTTGCATCTATATCAATTATAATTGCATAAATAAACGTAATTATCGCACCACACAAGAATGTATTTTGCTTAAATAATAATATAAATGACACAACTACATATATTATACAATATATAATTTCTCTGCTTACAAACTTTTTTAAATCTTTCTTTTTTATTTCTTCCAAGTGTCTTTCTCCTTTATATTAATTGCTACTCTACTACTTTCCAATCTTCTGCTAGCATATCAGCTTGACTGGCTAGCCAACCCAATTGTACTCCTGATGTTCCTACAAATGCTATTGCTTTATTTCCTATTGCATCATGTTCTGCATTTACTACTTCAGCATTAGTATTTTTATAACTGATATTAGTTGCAAGCTCTATATATTGATTTTTTCCATTCCAACCTTGTCTTTGTACTCTTTTCCCTCTTTTAAGATTTGATATTGCTTCTCCAAATGTAAATGTTTGAATGTTTAATTTTGCTTCATCTATGTCATCACAAATAATCCAGTTGTCTGCAACAATATTATCTAAATCTACAAATATATCTTCTGTTTCTAAAAAAGGGATTACACTTCCATCTTTACAATGCATTGTTATTGTTCCATTTTCTTTTACCCAATAACCTTTCCAGTGTTCTCTTTTTATTTTATGCCCTTGTTTTAATGCTTCATATGCTTTTTTAAATTCCATTTTTCCTATTCCTTTCCAAAAATAATAAAAAGAGCAGACATTTAAAACATCTACTCTTAAATTGTGGGTCTAATTATCTCTGTCTGAGACTTTTTCATAATACTATTATAGCACCGATTTTCAGTAAAAAACTGCCAAAATTATGCCAATTTTTTTAATTCTTTATTTACTTGTGTTATTAGCTCTGTTTTTTTTCTAAAATATGTTCTTTCTGACATCCCATTATTTATTAATTCCCACTTACTTTTGCTTTGTATGTATATCTTTTCAAATATGTTTTTACAATCTTCATCTACTAATTGTAATGCCATCTGTACTGCTTTTACTTCTTTTACTGCTCTTTTTAGCTCTTCATCCTCTTGTAGTTGTATCACACTATTTAAAACCATATCTGATTTTGAATATTTAGGCTTTGGCATCCCATCCATATTCAATCCACTTATGCTCATTATATCTTCTCTTATAGACATTATCTTAATACAATTATAATTATATCTTTTTAAGCAATTTACTGCTTGTCTATATTCTTGATTTTCTAATCTCATTAGTACCTCCTATATCTTGATATTTTGTAATCTTATATCACTTTTGGGTGGTTTTACTACTTCTTTTACTAATCCTAAGTCATATCTTTGAAATGTCTCTTTTACTCCTGTTATCATGTCCTGATATAATATGAAATTAGGATATTCTTTTACAAATATGTATTCATGATTATTTTTACTTATTATTTTAGGTATCTTCATTTGTGTATTTCCTTTCTTTAATCTTCTAAATAATTATTTTCTAAATATACATAACCAAAATCTATAAGTGTAATAAATATAATCCAAGTTATCCAAAATATTGCATTTATAAAATTCACATCATCTTCTTTTGATTTAACAATCTCATTAATTGTTTTATTTGTAGAAAATTTATTTTGAGTTATAGTATTGTTATTTATGTATGTAAATAATGTTCCTTCAAATTCGATTGGAATTGTATAATATTTATATCTTATATGATATTTTACTTCTTTAGTTGTATTATAGCTTTGATTGTAAAATTCTATTGTATCATAATCAAAATCAACCCCAAGAAAATTGAACTTATCAACATGAATTTTTTCTTCCTCTACATAATCCCATGTCCAATATTCTTCTGTTGTATAATATATTTCTTCTGTCCCATCAGACTTTATTCTAGTATGTTTTTCTTCTCTATAATGTTTTCTATATTCTTCTTTTACTTTTTTTATGCTTAAGTATATTCCATCTAGTTCATCAATTGAGATTCCATTTATTGCTCTTATTGTTCCACTAGCTAATGTATATCCAACATTTGTTTTTATTGCATACTTAAACATTTCTTCATCATTATTTATTTTTAAAGCTTTATAATATTTCTCATTAGATTCATTTACATTATTTTTTATTGCTTCAGAAATAATAATTCCTAATCCTATCAATGCTAATGTTATTGCTATTGCAACCAATGTTTCTCTCTTTGTAACTTTAAAATTTTCAAATTCCATTCTTTACACCTCTATTCGCCAAATAGATTTTTGGGTGCATTTTCTGAAACCTCATATTCTAAATATGTATTATCTAACTTTTCATATCCAATTATGTTAAGTATCATACTATTAGGAAATTTTTTTATATATTTATTATATTGTTTTACTTGAATATTGTAATTGTTCCTATGTTCTGCTATTAAATTTTCTGTTATGGCTAATTCTGTCATTAAAGTCTTATAATTTTCATTACTTTTCAATTCTGGATACTTTTCTACAACTGCATTTATTAATGTTTCTGCCTCTTCTACATTTCCATTGTTAGCATTTGATCTAGCCTCTATAATTTTTGTTATTGTATCTTGTTCATATTTATTATAACTTTGTATTGTATCAACTAAGTTAAAAATTAAATCCTCTCTTCTTTTTTCTTGAATTTTTATACTTGAACTACTTTCCTTTATTTGTTCTTCTAAATTTATTGCAGCATTATTTGTTCCTATAAAATCTCCTGCTATTATTAAAACTATCCCTAATATTATTCCCAATCCTATTAAAAATTTTTTCATCTATTTTTCCTCGCTTTCTTCTATTAGTTCTTGTAAAATTTGTCTTCTTCCTAATTTTATTCCATATTCTAATGTTTTTTTATTTTTTCTTCCACCAACTATTGTTAGTGGTAATTTTTCTTCTTCTATCTTGTCTTTTACTTTTTGAATTGGAATGTAATTTAATTTAATTATCTGTAGAGTACAAATATGTGTTTTATCATATTCTACTTGTTTTTTTGCTAATTCATTCTCTTTTAATGTTCTTTTATAATCTGATAAGATATGTTCTAATGCTTCTTTATCTCTATTATCTATTGAATAATCATTATTAAATTTTGTTGTTATCAATTTTGCTATTCTTGCTATATCTTCTTCTATACTATTTTCTTTCATCTTTTCCTTCCTCGTAAAACTTTTTTACTTTATTATAATCAATCATAGTTAGTAATGAACACATTGTGTCATAAGACATTTTGTTTATTTCTTTATCTGTCTTACCTAGTTTTTTTCCTTCTGGCATTACCATAGAGTTTCTTATAACCATAAACAACGCTAATTTATACTTGTTTTTCATTTTATTTAATATTTCTTCTTTTTCTTTCACTTAAAACACCTCCTAATATGGTTCATAATAATATTCATATTGCTTATTGCATTTTTCGCAAGTACATATAATTCGTTCTTCAATTGGTATGTTGTATTCTACATTTTCGCTTCCACATTCTTTACATTTCCAGCTTAAATCAAAGCTCACATCTGGTTCTACTTCTGCATATTCATCGTCAAGTTCTTCTATTTCATCTGTTGTTTTTTCTTTCACTATGTATTACTCCTTTCTAAATCATAAATTTTGTTTTATCATTTAACATTTTAACAATTCCTTTAATAATATCTTTAACTATTTCGCTTTGTTTATTATGGCAAATTGAATATTCCCTTATGTTAATTTTATCAAATTCAATATTAACATCATTCATATAATTTGTTATTAATGTTTGTACTTCTTCTGGATGCAATGTTTTTACCTCATGTATTATAGAAAATCTACGGATTAATGCTTCATCTATCATATCTTTACGATTAGTAGCTCCTATTACAATTATTTCATTATCTAATAAATCAAATGATTGCATAAGGCTTATTACAACCCTTGACATTTCTCCTAAATCTTCTTTACCTCTTTTTATTCCTATTGCATCTATTTCATCTAACATAAGTACACATTTTTGTTTTGAAACATATTCAAAAACTTTATCAATATTTTTACTTGTTCCTCCTAATAAAGAAGTTATACATTGTGAAAAATTTAAATAAGCAAATGGCAACCCCAATTTATATGCAACATATTTTCCGAAAGTTGTTTTCCCTGTACCTGTTTCCCCGTATAATAATGTAGTGTTTAAATATCTTATTCCAAGTTGTTTTAATTTTTTATTAGTATTATTAGTCATCTCTATTTGTTTAAAAATTCTTTTTTCTTTATCTGTTATAAAATATCTATTTTCATTAAAAGAAGTACTTACATCTTCCATTTTTAAAATTCCTTTTATATCATAAGGTAATTCTATAAAATTAGGTTGTGTTTCAAGTTCTTTTTTCATATAATCACAAAAATACTTGTTACTTGCAGCATTTTCATTTTCTAGTATAACTTTTACATAAGATTTTGCTTTTGATAAATCGTTATTGACTACACTTCTAATTAAATTTTTTACATTTTCATTTAATGCCATATCTTATTTACTCCTCTCCAACTCTGTTAAAATTCTATCAATAGCATAGCAATAAGGATAATTTCTATTCCCCATACCTTTTAAAGTATTTGACCAATTTTTTAATAAACTTTTATTATATTCTAAATCGTCATTATATTGCTTATGCTCTATATAATATTTATACCAATATTCGCTTTTTTCTGTTGAGGTCATTGTTTTATCTAATATTTCAGTTATAGCTTCTTTTAACTTTCTATCTTCATTATCTAGTTCGTGATTTGTTGTCATAACCCAACAGTTTTGTAAAGTATTTTTTGTTTCCTTAGATATTTCCTCTTTACTCATATCTTATTTACTCCTCTTGACTCTTTTTCGTTTCATCTTCTTTTTCTATTGCTCTTTTTATGTCTTTTAAATTTCTACAAATTAATTTTTTTAATCTTTCATCTGATGATTCTACTTCTGAATAAAATTCAATTAATTCATCTACCTTTTCTGTTAATGTTTTCTTTTTTATACTCATACTTTTTACTCCTTTACTATTAGATTTGCTTTTGTTAAATCATATAATTTATCTAATATTTTTTCTGGAATAGAATAACTATAACATTCTACATGTATTTCATTATTGTTGTTATTACAAGGCAATAAATCTATATATATTCTTGATTCAAGCCCATTTTGCTTTGTTTTATATTCGAATTTATTTCTTGTTCCATACTTAAATCCAAACTTTTTTAATTCACTTAATTCTGCAGCATCACTTTTTCTTACCATATCTATTCTCCTCCTACTTTTCTAGCATTTTGAACTAGTCTTTTGATTATATTGCTATAATATCTCTGTTCTGGTCTTAATGAGTCTGCAAAACTATCTAAATCATCTAATTCTTTCGCTTTTCTTTTTAATATTGCTTCCTTTTCTTCTTGATATAACTTATCATCTACTCCGTTTAATCTTCTTGTTGCTATTAATTCTTCATCATCGATTACATCTGCCATGTATTTTCTCCTTTCATTTTATCTAAATATGTACACCCTACTGCATATGCAGCCCAGATATCTGCTTTAAAACCATAAAACCAACCTGGATTATTCTTAGTTCCAACTACACCAAATCTATCTATTAATGCTTGTCTAATGTTGCTATCTTTAGCTTTCATAGAATGACACAAGTTCATTTTTTCTTCTTTTCTGTATATAAATTTATAATCCTTATCGTATGCCTCTATAAATCTTCCAATCCATACACAAGTATCAAAAACTTCTTTTCCAACTGGCATTCCATAACTTGCTATCATTTCAATAACCATTGTATAGTAATTAACACTATTAGATAACTGGTCATATATTATATTTAATAATCTTTCATTTTTTACTTTTCCAAACTCTTCTGGCTCATATGTTTCTTCATTGATAAAACAATATGCACTTTCTATATTGCCAGGATCTATCGCTAGTATTTTCATATTCTCATTTGCTCTCCTAAATCTATATTTTTCTCTTTTTGCACTAGATTACATTTTATTTGTCCTTTAAATCCGTTCAATTTCCAACTTAGAACAACCATAACACCAATTGCTTTCTAGCGCTTCTTTACATATTCCATTTAATTGTGGATAATTGTATTTCATTCTCTACTCCTTAAAATTGTACTGGTTAAATTCTACTGATATTTTCTCCATGAACTTATCCCAATTTACAGACGTTTTTATATATCTTCTTACTCTTTCTAGTGTTTCTTTTTCACCTTGCATCTTTCCTGCTTCATATACACAGATACAAAATATAATTATTAATATTACTTTAAACATTGTTTAGCCTCTTTCTTCCTTGCTCTGTTATTTGATACACTACTTCCTTGCAGTGTGTTTCTATGTCTAATTCTTTTCCAACTATACATACTTGTCTTTTCTCTAATAATGCTGTTAATCTTGGTCTTGCATGGTTGTAATCTATCTCTTTTGTATATCCTCGGTATGCCATATATCTTGCTACTTGTTTGGCTGTTAGTTCTTTATATTCACTAAGTATTTTTAATACTTGTATTTCTCTTTTTGTTTTATCTACTTTTTCGTTTGCTTCTCTTCTTGTTTCTTCACTAATTTCATTCATTTGTTTCACTCTCCTTAAAATTTCTAAAAACATTTTTATTTGTGTATAAATTTACAAAAGGATCATTTATGTAATGTCCGTCTCTACTAATTGTCATTCTTGCTCTTACATCTGCTACTTTAGGCATATACACAACTTCTTTTATAGTTTTATTTATTGCCTTTTCAAATTCAGTTTTATCTTCATTTCTAAATTCTTCATACCATAACATCATTTCTTCTCTTGAAAAAATTTTATTATATGCTATTTGTACTCTAGCAATTTGATTTTTAAACTCTTCCTTGTTCATTTAAAAGTCCACCACCTTGCTTGTGTCTTGCTTTTGATTTTTAACCCCACTTTCCTCTGCTTGTATTTTTTCTACAGAATCTATCTTTCTTTTTACATAATCCTGCAGTATCGTATTCGCATAATTCCAATTAGGACATTTAATTCCCGACGTTTTCGACAGTACATAATCTATAACTTCAAACGGCAACTCATCAAGATATTTTATACATTCACTAATAGCATTTATATTAAAAGAATTTAAACATTCAATAAATCGTTGTTGTAATTTTTCTTCTTTTTCTTTTTTTAATAATAAATCATTATCTATATCTTCTTCATTATCTTCTTCATCTTCTTTATCATCATCGGTTTTTTTGGCATCCATTTGGTTTTCATTAAAACCATTCGCTTTTAAATTATCCTTTTGTTTTTTTCTAGGTCTGCCACCTTTTTTTGCATTCTCTCTATTTTTTTCACATCTAGCTTCATATTTTTCTCTGTCTCTATCTAGTTGTGTTTTTATAAAAGAGAAAGCCATTTTTACTATTCCATTTAATTGTGGTATTTCTCTAGTTTTCTCATACTTGATTATTGCTCTCATAAGTTGACCTATTTGTTCATCTGTTAGCAAATTGAATTGTTCTTCATAATCTAAATATATTAAAAAACTGCTTTTATCCATTTGCTTTCTCCTTTCGTAAAATATTAGGGTAGATGTTAAGTCTACCCTAGTTGTCTAATATTCTTTATCTTTTTCATATTCAACACTAATTTTTGTTTTCCAATTACTGTCTAAATTATCTAAATTATTGCTTATAAAGGCATCTACAAATTTGTCCAATGTTGCTCTTTTATTTAACTCTCTTCTGATAATCTCTTGCATTTTAGTTCTTTTTTCTTCCACCAACTTTTTCATTTCTTCTTTAACTATTTCTCTAATTATGTTGTTTACATACACTTCCAGAAGAGTGTATCTGTTGTCACTACTATAACTACTTATTCTTCCTTCTTTATCTACTTTTGTTTCTAATACTGCTTTTACTAGACCATTAACAATTTTATCTTTGTCTAGAGTCTCCGCAATTCCTGTCATTACAATACTTTTTACAGCTTCATTTAAATAGTTATTGTCTACATTCAAATCAATTCCTACTATATTTCCCATTTTTATTTCCTCCTAATTTAATATTCTAATCCTATTCCTAAACCTATTGCTATACCTAACCATGCAATAAGTCCTCCTACTTCGCAAAATATTATTCTTGCTATTCCTAAAGCTATTCCTAATCCATTTAAAGGATTTATTGAATTAACTATTTGTACTATTCCTCCTATAAACATTAACCATACTCCTACATATATTCCTAGTGCAATTCCTGCAATTGCTATTAAAATTCCTATAATTTTTTTCATTTTTTCCTCCTAATATTTTTTATAAATAACTTTGTCCAAATATTTGTATAAAGTTTTCTGTTTTATAGTGTTTTTTGAACTCTTTTTGTGCAACTTTATGCAGTTTATCTTGCAAAGTTTTATCATTTGTCACTAAATTATGACATTTTCTACAAATTGGTATTACTAATCCATATTTCATACTAACTTGTCTATTTTTTCCTTCTAGTAATTCGTGTAAATCATCTTTTGGAATATTTTTCATCCCTTTTTTAGTGCATATATAACAATGTTCTAAATCTTTTGTTATTATGCTAAATCTATTTCTTTCTAATTTTGCTAATTTACTACTTTTCTGTTTTATTCGACTACTTTCAGCTTTCCTTTTGTCTTTTCGACCACTCTCTTTTGACACTGGGTGAAAACTCTGACTTAAATCAGTTACTATCATTTCTTGTCCCACTCTTTTAACAAACTTTCTATCTCTTTATCACTTTTGGTTTCTATATTCAAACTTTTTGCTAATTCAACTAATAAATTTATTAATAAACTCATTTCTTTGCTATCATAAGTTGAACTACCATAATAACAATGTACTTTTATACATTTATCTTTTCTACTTACTTCTTGAACTAAAAATCCAAGCCCCTGTCTTTGCCATATTCTTTTAAAATTTTCAAATGCTTTTTCTTCAATTATCATTGGTTCAAATGTTCCAATTTGCAATATTCCATCTTGATATATCTTTTCTTTCGTTATAATTGTTCCATCTTTACTTAATTCTTTTGCTATCTCATCACATAACACCCAACAATATGCATTACTATCTAAGCTTCTTTTAGGTTTGTATTCTTTTAATTCAAATTGCTTATCTCTTGCTTGTTCTAGCAAATAAGTTATTATTTTATTACTTGTTCCTACCATATTTTTACCTTTCTACATGTTGATGCATAAATACATATTCTGAATTTTTTCCCATATTATTCAATAAAAATTCACTTGCTTGTTGTTTACTTAAATGGCTGTCTTTTGCTCTAAATTCATATACATATTTGCAGTCTTGTTGTTTTTCTTTTATCCTTTCTTCTATCTCATCTTCATCGTAATTTCCTTCAACAAGATACAAATCATAATTTTTAGCACTTATTCCTTCAATCGTTTTAGTATCTGTCATATAGATTACTTTATAATCATCAAATAGTATTCTATAACCACATTGAGGTACATCATGGTATAATTTAATTGGTACAATTTTAAATAGTTTATAATCATATTTTGTTCCAATTTGAAGTATATCTATATTCTTTTTTTCAACTCCACATTCTAAAAGTGGTTTTAATAGCCATTCACAACAAGCGAATCTTAATGTCGGTCTTTCTTGTGCTAATCTTTTTATTGTTTCTTTTTTGAAATGATCTGAATGTATATGAGTAAGAAGTACTATTTTTAATTGCTTATAATACTTTTCTAATTTTTTAAAAGTAACTCCACAATCTATTAAAATTATGTCTCTTATTATTGTTGCATTTCCTGTACTACAACTAGATATAATTTTATAATTCATTCATTGATACCTCTTTTGTTTCTTCTGTTTGATCTGTAACATCTGCTTGTACTTCAATTGGTTCTTGTTGAGGAATTTCTTGTTGCATTTCTTCTGCTTCATACATTCCTGCTAAATCTTCAACAAATGTTTCTCTTAATGCTCTTACTTTTGCAACTTTCTCAACCATTGTTGCTCCTTTATTTCCCCAATTTGAATTTAATTGACCTTGTCCTGTTTTTTGTGCCACCTCATTAAAACTTACACTTGAATAAATAGGATGTGTCCAATCTTTTCTGAATACTCTAGCCCAGCCACCTACAAGTTGTTCATTTCCTAATTTAAATGTTCCTTGTCTTTCTTCTATTGTTCCATCATCTTTTTGAACTATGATTCCACACTCCATTCCATCATAATTAGGATTTAATACTGCTCTTTTTAGTATTGCATCTTTCCCAACAACTAATTGGGCTGGTGTTCCTGCTTTATACTTAATCAAATATGCTTCTCTCAAAAATGGATTTAATTTTCTAACTTTACAAAGTTCTGTAAATAGCTTAAATTCTTGATTTGTAATAGGAACATCACTTCCAACTATATACTCTTGCACTATTTTTTTACTTAATTTTATTTCTTGTCCTTCTACTTCAAATTTAACTACTAAATCTTGTGTTTTATCTTGATTTTCATTACTCATAATCATATCCTCCATTTTCTAAAAATTGTTTTAATTCTCTTAACTTTGTTCTTGTTCCTCTTACTGCAAATCTTAATGTTAAAATTTCTTCTTGTTTTTCTTCTATGACTGGTGCTTGTAAAATTGTTTCTTCAGTTTTAGGAATAAAATTCTCTAATGCTTGTCTAGTTGCTTCTGTTTGAGCTCTTATACTTTCATCTGCTCTTCTTTGAGCTTCTTCTAATTGTTTTCTTTTTAATTCTTCTTGTCTCTTTTTTTCTTCTTCAATAGCTTTAAATCTATTCGTTACACTTGTTATTGCTTGTGATACATTTAATGATTTTTTATATTCAACTAATATTTCTGTCTTATGTTCTTGTGTATTAATTAGTTTTAAATCATCTACTATTTTGTCTATAAATTGTTTTGCTTGTTCTTTTAAACTCTTTCTACTTGCTGATAATGTTACATTTATTCTTGCTTGTGAATATGTAACAAAATCAATATTATTAGCCTTTTTATATTCTTCAAAATAATCCTTTATTTCTTGTTCTTTTATGTTCTTTAATTCATTTTCTGTTGAATCTATCTTTACTTTTAAATCATTGTCAGCACTTTTATATTTATCTGATATATACATCTTGTAAATTTCTTCAAATTGCATATATGGTGCTAATATTTGCTCTTTTACTATCTTCCTTTGATTTTCTACTTCTTTAAATTCTTTATTTAAACTTGCTCTTATTTGTTTTATTGTTGTTACATTCTCTTCTGTGCAAACCAAACTTTTGGCATTTTCAACTTTTTGTTCTACCTCTAATGAAAGTTCTTTTAGATGTTCCTCAATTTGAGGTAATTGCTTTACTACTATTAAATCTTGCATTTTTCCCTCCTATAATCTACTTCTTTCAAATTCAATATTCATTTCTCTATCTTCTGCTTCTTGCTGTTCTTCTAATTGCTCTGAAACCTTATCAAGCTCTGCTTGTACTTCTCCTTTTATTCCATTCAATTGTTCTATATAAGTAACATCTTCTATTTTATTTACTAGATCTTCTATTCCAGCAACTAATTCTGATAATTCTTCATATTTATCATTTAAATCCATAATTTTTCTCCTTTGACAATTCTCTTTAAATGTGTTATTATATTTAAAGAGAATGTTTATATAAATGTTTTTGTTGAGTTATTTTTGCGGAGTGGTATTTGTAAAAATAACTCTTTTTATTTTGTCTACTGTTTCATAGTACATTTCATGTGTTCTATCTGCTCGTTTCAATATTGTTTCGATTTCATTTAACTTTCTAAAATATGTTACTGCTCTTGTTTCTGCATTTTCACATTCTTTTCTTAATTGTTTTTTTGTTTCAAACATAATTAACCTTCCTTTTCTATTTCTTCTAATTTTTTTAATACTTTTTCTAAATTTTCTTCTGTCAATTCTGTAGTAAATTTCATTATTGATTCAAGATTCTTATTTTCATTCCAGCCATCTTTATAACAATCAATATCAAGTCTGTTTATATGTCCTGAAAAGTTAAAGAAAAAATCATGTTTTGTATTCTTATTTAATTGATATACTTTTGCAATTACTTTTTGTAATAACTCTTCCACTTTCTTCACCTCATTTCTTCAAAATACATATAAAGCTACAAGCTAGCATTATATAAGCTACTTTCATTATAAAATCAATTGTTATTATATTTGATAAAAACTCTACTACAACTCCTACAATAACAGGTAGTATTACAAATATAAATATAAACATTATTCCAACTATTGTTGTCCCTATTATTTTTTCCATTTGTTCACCTTCTTTCTAATCGAATATACTTGTTCCAGCAGTCTGTAAAATTTCTTTAAACTTATCGCTTTCTATACAATATCCGCCGAATTTTGTTCCATATCTTTTGCAAAATTTTATTGCAGTATTTACATTAACCCTATATTTTTCTGCAATTTCTTTAGCATAAATTAATCTCGGTAAATCTTTTTCTTTTTTTATATCTTCTAAATTTTGATTTATATTTTTTAGTACTTCTATTACTTGATCTGGCATTTTCTCATCTCCTATCATTGTAAAATTTTGGTATTTGTTGTATAATTACCTCAAAAGCGAGGTGATTATAATGTATAAATATGTATTTAAAGGTCCTGGCTCAATCAATATCAAAACTCCTCATGTTGAAAAATTTAGTGATATAAAAATTGATTTAAAACAATTTCCAGACCATGTAGAAAATCATTCAGAATATCCAAATGGTTTAATATTAGATATAATGGAATATGCTGATCGTATTGAGTACTTATCTAATAAAAAACTTATTGTATTAGAAGATTTTTCTATTGCATTTGAAGATTAATCGTATCTTTATTTTGAAGAATAGTTGAGCTTGTTTGATTGCCGTCAGCCAATTCATCTATTCTTTTCATTTTTTTATATTCTTCTGTTTCCTCAACAATATAAATTGTTTTTTCAGACTTTATTTCTTCCATTTCTTCACTTCCCTTCTTCTTGTACCTTGTCGCAATTATTTTTGTTGACTTTTGTCAACTTTATTTATAAAAAAAATATCATCAAACTCACAACCTAAAGCTTTACATATATTTACTGCATTCTCTGGACTTGGATTTCTTTCACCTTTAGCAAGTAAACAAATCAGTGTCTGTGAGCATTGAGCCTTTTCAGCCAGTTGTCTATATGAAAGTCCTGCTTTGACAATTGCCTCTATAAACTTATCTAAGTCTTTTATCAAAACACTTCTATTTGCCATTTTCTTCGCCTCCTTTTTGTTGACTTCTGTAAACATTATATACTATAATTTACATTTGTCAATACTTTTTTTGAAAATTTTTAAAAAATATTTACATTTGTAAATATTTGTAGTATAATCCTTATATAAGGAGGTTCAAAATGATACTTTCAAATAAAGAACTTGGTAAATATTTAAGAGATATAAGAGAACAACTTGGATATAGCATTTACGATGTAAATAAACTATGTGACATTTCCCCTAGTTATCTATCTTTAATGGAAAACGGAAAAAGAAAGCCTAGTGCTATAATTTTAAAAAAAATAGCACCTATATACTCTTTAAATTATTTAGATTTATATGAAAAAGCTGGTTATATTGATTTAATAAACGATGAAAAATACATTTCTACAGATTCAACACCTGACGATATATACGATCAACTAAAAAATATTGGAACAATGTATGTTTCTAATACTGATATGGTAAAAATACCAATTCTTGGTGTTGTTAAAGCTGGATATGATTACCTAGCACAAGAAAACTGGATTGGTTCAGTAGATGTAGAAAAAAATATTGTTAATGATGGTAGCGAATATTTTGCTTTGAAAGTTGTCGGTGATAGTATGTCCCCTGTTCTTATTCAAGACGACATTGTTGTTATAAAAAAACAAAATGACTTTGAGAATGGAGATATAGTTGTTGCTATTGTTAATGGCAATGAAGCTACTATAAAAAAAGGAAAGAAAACTGATTCTAGTATTACATTACAACCTTTGAATCCAAGTTACGATCCACTCGTTTTTACTTATGATGAAGTAAAATCTATACCAGTTACTATAGTTGGTATAGTAAAACAATTAAAAAGAGATTTTTAGGAGGATTTATTGTGGAAAGTGAATTAATTATAAAAACCGAAAAAACATTTGAGGAAATAAAGCATATTGATGAAAACGGATTTGAATACTGGTATGCCAGAGAATTAATGAATGCTCTTGAATATACCAAATGGGGAAACTTTAAAGGTGTTATAGCGAAAGCAATTCAATCTTGTGAAAATAGTAATTTCAATCCATCTGACCATTTTGCCGAAGTCGGCAAAACGGTACCTATGCCATCAGGTGCTAAACCAAAAATAATAGAAGATTTTAAATTATCAAGATATGCTTGTTATTTAATAGCTCAAAATGGTAGCCCATCAAAAAAAGCTATAGCTTTAGCTCAAACATATTTTGCAGTAAAAACTAGACAACAAGAATTAACAGAAGAAGAATACAAGTCTCTTTCCGAAGATGAAAGAAGATTATATAATCGAACAATAGTAAAAAATAGAAATAAATACTTATTTGACACAGCCAAGGCATCTGGAGTTAAAGATTATGCAAAATTTAATAATGCTGGTTATAAAGGATTATATAATGGAGAAACTGCCGAAGATATTGCAAAAAGAAAAGGATTAAAAGATGGACAACCAATCCTTGATTATATGGGAAGTGCCGAACTCGGTGCAAACATATTCCGAATAACTCAAACTGATGCATTATTAAAAGATAAAAATGTAAATACTGAAGCTGAAGCTTGTAATACTCATAATAAAGTTGGTAAAGCTGTAAGAGAAACTATAGAAAAATTAGGTGGCACAATGCCTGAAAAATTACCTACCCCAGAAAAGAGTGTTAAAGAATTAGAAAGAGAAAAGAAAAAACAATTGAAATTAAATAGCAAAAATCAAAAAAAATTAAATAAATAAAAAAAGAGAAATATGTTACTAGTTTGCGACAAGGTACATATTTCTCACAACATAAAAATTCCTTGAAACAAGGTCTCTTTATGCTATTTATTATAGTATAAAAAAAGCCTTTTTTCAAGAGATTTAATAAAATTTTAGAAAGAAGGTATTTTTATTATGGAAAGAAAAAATAAAAAAGTAAAAAACAGAGGAA